CACCAATGTTGACTATGTCCTCGCCGTCTTTGTTGGTTGTGCCGCGCAGCAAGCCGACGAAGGCCTTGTCGGCCATGATCTTTTGGGTGATGGCGTTGATGAGAAATCCGGTGTCGATCAGGGCCTTGCTGGAACCCTTGCGCCGGATGGTGCTCTCGGCCAGCTTCACGAACGGTTTGCCGCCGGGAGCCTGGCTGCGGATGCCGCGTTTAATCTCGCGAACAAGGAGAATGGCGTTTTTGACAGTCGCCTGCCGGAGCGCCAATGCCAGCCGGGCACCGGGATTACCGGCCAGCTTCGCCCGGGCCTTGTCCCAGTCTCCGAATCGCTTAACTCCCATGGAGACGCACCAGCTTCAATACCTTGTGGGTCACCACGCCGAAGAGCCGTTCCTCCTCGACGGTCTGGACGCGGAACTCCCCGTTGTCCGCCCGCAGGTGGTCCTCGGGACGGATATCCACGTCCGGAAGAACGCAGGCAACGGCGTCGATTTTGTTGTTCAGGTCTTCCGGAGGGGTTTCCACGAACTCCAGAGGGAACGACCCCGCCTCCGTATAGGTCGCGTCATCAGAACCGTAAAGCCGCTCGCCTGGCTGGCTTCGCAGAAGGACGGCCTCCTGTCCGGAGGCCAGAATCAAGTCCCGCACATCTTCCGCGGCCTGGATCTTCTCAGTGTCGGTCAGCAAACTCACAGATCGCCTCCCTGCTCGTAGATGACCGGCTTCAGACCCGAAGGCGAGATGATGTAGTCCTCGGGGCTTGACGCGGCTCCCGGTTTCACTTCGCTCAAATGGTGTTTGTACAGGGCTTTGAGGTCCTCCTCGAGCTTCGCCCAATGCTCGGGCTGCTTGGTCTTGTCGACCCGTTTGTCACCGCTCGAAAATGAAAAAGCGTTCGCCGTGGTGGCGCGCATGACCTGGCAGGCGTGTATCTGCCCGAGCACCAGGAGCAGCTCGCGCGTGTCGCCTTCAGGTTCCGGCACGACCTCACCATTCACCACGGAGAGTGAAATCTCCAGATCGCGTGCCAGGCGGTAGACACCCTTATGGATGCACCGCTGAAGCACCTCGTCTGAAAAAAGGGCGCTCTCCGGATCGGCCAGATCGGTGCGAAGCGTTGCGACGAGATCAGCTATCGCCACCTTCCACCTCCGCCAGCCGCTTCTTCAAAGCGTCGATCACAGTGCGCCGCTTCTCGTTGGCAAGATGGGCTTTAAGTCTGGAGGTGTCGTTTTCGGCCCCAACCTTTGAAATGGCCTCCGCCGCCGGGAGCTTGGACAGGTCAACGTCCGTCTCGCCGGCTGCTTCTTCCCCGGTTGTGATATTCGTGTCTGCGGGCGGGGCTTCCGCTTTTTCCGCCCGGGCGAGCAGGCCGGCGGATATCGCCCGCTCCAGGTGAGGCGTTAATGTCTCGACTTCCAGGACATGCCCCGGCTCAAATCGTAGTCCCGCGTCCGCCACGATCAGGATTCCCGGGCGGACGTTCTTTATTTTGAACATAATCAACCACCTCCATCAGCCGAGAATCTTGATCTTCGCCAGGATGTCCGGGCGCGTGATACCCTGGCCCAGTTCGGACCAAACCAGCCAACCGGTCTTGAAGCGGGTTTTCTGCTCGATGGCCTCGGTCTTGAGGTTCTCGCGCACGGGCATCTTGCCGACCTCTTCGTCAGGGATCAGCAGGACTTCGTCCAGCGCCTGGGCGGCGGTAAGCAGGATGCCGCCGGTTCCGTAGTTCTTGATCACGCCCTTGGCGCGCAGTTCGGCCTTGGTCTGTGGATCGAGGTTCCAACTGCGAAGATCGTTGAAACGCCGGCCCCGCATGACGATGTACTTCACCGACAACTCCAGGTCCTCGATGATGGAGATCGCCTCGTTGAGCGCCTCCTCAGTCAGGGTGGTGCCGGTGACCTCCACCGTGTTGGCCGCCGGAACCGCGGTCGAAATAACCGTGATGGTCCGCTTGTCGATCTCCTTGCGGATCTCGTCGGCCGCCGAGGTCTGGATGTCCATCAGCGTACCGATGTTGCCGTTTTTAAGGACGGAAACATCGACCATGGGTGCCGAGTGGATACGATGGGTGGGAAATTCCACCTCGTCCTTGCCGAGTTCCTGTTCCTGGGCCTCGCCTTCGTTGCTGATCCAGTACGCCTTGACCTTCGGCTTCTTCTGATACAGCGGCCGTTCTCCTTTGGGTAGGGTATGGCGCGTGAGCAGGAGTGACGAAATCTCCTTGCGTTTGATCTCCTGTTCGATGGGCGCGGCAATGGCTGCGGCCAGAGCGCGCATCCCCTCCGGAGACTCCAGCGCCTCGGACATGAGGCGGGCCATGGTCTCCATGTATTCCTGGCTGTGTACGTTCACGTGAGTGTTCTCCATGTCGGTTCCTCCTGTAATCAGATAAGCAGTCGGAACTTCAGCGTTCCGCCGGAGACGGAGATGGCCCGCGCGATAACCTCTTCGCCGGCCTGCACACCCGCCGTGAGCTTGCCGCCCCCCGAGACCTTCAGGTCGTCGCCCGGGTTGATGGTCCCCTCGAAGACGTCGGTCTCGTACACGCCGCCCATGCAGTAAATGCCGGGCATCTCTCCGTTCTTGTAGTCTTTGATCAGAATGCCGAAGGACTTGATCGTCGGGTCGGTGTTCACGGCGAACAGATCGTCACCGACGATATTCACCACCTGACCGAGCTGGCCGTCCCCCTGCATGTAGCCGTCGCCGTACGCGAGGCCTCGATGGTTCGGGTTGATGTAAGGCATGGTCTATCCTCCTCGCTTAATTGGTTTGAACCGTTTCGCCGGTCGCCAGGCCCACGCGCTGGCGATAAGCGGCCATGAAGCCGTTCTTGAGCCTGTCCTCGAGACTCTTCTTCCGGTCGTCCACGTCCCTGGGACGCACGCCGGCGTCGCTTCGCATCGGCGGATCGTCTTTCGTCTCATCCGCTTTCGCCTGCTTTTTCTCGGCGGTGTTTTCAGGCTTGGTCTCGCCCTTCCTGGCTTTCTCAGCGTCCGCCTTGATCATCCGGTCAAAGGCGTCCTCGGTCGCGGTGAAGGCCTCGTCGGAAAGTCCTGCCAGGCGGGTCAGCTCCTTCTCGCGCTCCTCGTCGTTTTCGAAGGCGATGCCGTGCTTTTCCACTTTACTCAGGAGCTTTTGAGCCCTTGCGCGATTGGCGGCGGCCTTTCGCTCCGCTTCCATCTCTTCAACCTGCTTTTGCAGGGCGAGCACCTGTTGCTTGAGCTCCTTGTTCTCTTTCTCCAGCTCCTTGATTCGAGCCTTGTCGTCAGCGGCGTTTCCACCGCCCTCTTCGGTCTTCTTGGCGGCGAGGGCCGCCTCGTCTTTCGCTTTCTGTTTCTCGTCCATCGTCGGACCTCCTTCGTTAAGAGTTTCGGAAACCTCGCCCCGCTCAGAGGCGACCTGAGTGATGCGTGCGTTTTCGTCAGCGCCCTTGCGATCAAGAAGTCCGAGGCCGGTGAACGTCACGCCGTGCAGGATTTCAAAGACGGGCTTTCCCTGGAACGCGCCGCCTTTGTACTTGCGCAGGTGAATGCAATAGTCGTTTTTCGACTGCACCCGCTTGCCGCAGATGGAGCACTCGCCCTCTTCGTAGTCACATTCCATCGAGACCTGGCTGATGATTCCCTTCCTGATCAGCTTGTAGGCCAGTTGCGCGTGCGGGCTGTCCGAGACATAGAGCTCACCGGCGCACTCGATTCGCCCGCCGCTGTCGTCCTCGATAAAGTCCGCGGCCACGATGCCGCCCACGATGTCCGTGAAATCCTGAGAATGTTTCAGGTCGATCTTCTTGTTGACCGCTGTCATATACCGGGCCGCCAGCTCTTCCGGCGTGAAGTGGTCGCCGTTCTTGTTCGTGCCGGCCCTGCAGAGGATGAACGTAAACTGCGGGTCCCCGGCGTCCTTGGCGAGATCCAGGCCCTCGGCGCGAAGGCTTTCGTGGCAGGAGCTGCCCAGTTCCACCGGAAAGGAGGTGTGGCAGGCCGCGGCAGAGAACGAACCGGACGAACGGGGCGCGCTGCGTGGTTTGGAAGAGACGAACAACAACTCCCGGGCGTGTTTCCCTTCCCGGCCGATGTCCTTGGCGATGTTGTAATCCACTTCCATCCCGCGGACGCGCACCAGACCGTAGTGTTCGCCGAAAATCTCCCGGATCTCATCCTCTCTCGGAAAAGCCCGGTCGCGGTACGACAGGAGGACCGTTCCATACCTGCCGCGGGCGTCGGCGGCTAAAGTCTCCATCAGGGTCCTGATGGATTCCTTGGTGTACCTGGTACGGGACGGAAAATTCCGGCGCGGGTTGGAATGAATCTTCTTATCCGCCCACCGGGTCATGAGGCCTTCGACGAAGTGCAGGGAATCTTCGTAGTCGTTCGACCCGAACTCAGTCACGTAGGGCGGATCGAGATACAGGACATCCGCTCCGTAACGGCGGACCGCCTCGGTCGCGTCCAGGTTGAAGGCCTTGCATTCCTTGCCGTTGTCGAACACGAGATTGTTGAGCTGGCGAACGGAGCGCTTGAATGACTCGATGAATTTCGATAGCGGCGGATTGGAGAGCTGCGACTGCTCCAGGCTCGCCTCCGATTCCAGGCCGGCCTTGCGGTGCATCTTCGAGCGTGAAAACTGCCCGAAGGCGCTCTTGGCCTTGACCGTGCTCCCGAGGGCGGCGAGAGCCAGGTCTTTCTTGTATCCGTGAAGCTTCTGGATATTGGCCCACACCTGGTCGAGCCAGCGGAGCACCGGCTTGGTGTAGTAATAGCCGTAGAATTGATCGACGATGAAGGTGCCGGCGTCCGGATTCGGCGCGAGAATCTTCTCCACATCCTCGTCGGTCAACTTCTCGCTGGAGTTCTCGATCACCGCCCTGGCCAGATGGTACGGGAACCGCAGCAGGTCGTTGGCGATGACCTTCATCCCTTTGCGCTTGAAGTGATAGGCCACGTTCGCTCCGCCGGAAAAGGCGTCGAGGAAGCTCTCTGCGCCCTTGGGTACCTGGCTTTCAATCCAGCCGAGCATCAGGTACTTGCTGCCCATGAACCCGGTAACGCGCACCGCGTCCTCCTTGCCGGCCTGGCAGGTGAGGAGGTCCACGGCCTCGCCGAGGGGCGCGTCGGCCAGGGCGCGAAGGTTCTCGTCCACACGCAGAGCGGCCTCGGTCGACGTGGAGGCTTCGTGTTCCTTGATCCATTCCTTGGCTTTTTCAATCGTCCAACCATCCGGGTTGCGCTCCGTCTTGCGGGCGAACCGGTAGGCCTGAAGCACCATGGAACGGGGATTGTCGCCTTCCTGGACGAACTCCTTTTTGAGCCTGCCGATGATAATGGAGACCCCGTCGATGCCCTCGAGCGTCTTGCGCCGGAAACTATCCGGTTCGAATTGCTTCGGGTCCCGGACGCGGTAGCGGATCTCGTTCTCGGTTTCCTCCCAGATCGCCTGTGATCTCATGGCTTCGGCGGAGGCGGCGGCATCCGCTTTGGCGGATTGGCCTTTCCCGTGTTTGCAGATGAAAAGCCGCTCCTTGGCGTGGGAAGCGTCTCCATGGCGCGAGGTGATGGCATAGTGGTGATCGCGGGAACGCATCGCCGGCTCATAGCCGTGAGCCGTTATGATCCCCCGCATCTCCCGCTCGTTGGGATGTGCGTGATCCCGGTACGAAATCAGCCAGTGAGGGATGTGGCGCGCGTTGCCGAGAAAGGTCTCGAAGAACTCCTTGGCGTTGGCGCGGGTGACGGTCCGATGGTCTGTTTCATAATGCTTTGTCTTGGAACCGCCGACCAGGGTCAACCCGTCCCAGTAGGTCATCAGACCTTCCACGAAGTGGTAGGCCTTCTCGTAGTTCGTGGTTGAAAACTCGGTGGCGTAAGGAGGATCAAAGTAGGCCAGGTCCACACGCACTTCAGGCAGCAGACTGTTCACGTCCTTCCTGTAGGCCTTACACTCCTTGCCGTTGTCGAAGACCAGCGCATTGATACGGGCCACGTTCTTGCGGAACCGATCCTTGAACTCCTCCGGGGTGTCCTCGCGTTTGCCGTATCGGGTGGACGAGGAGAAGTGTCCGAAACCGCCCTTGCCGGACATGCAGGTCTTGCCCAGGGCGAAGAGGGCGATGTCTTTCTTGTATCCTTTGAGCTTGTCGATGTTGGCGCGGATGGTGTCGATCAGCCCGTGGACGCCCTTGGCGAAGAAGATGCCCTTGAAGTTGTCCCGAACGAAGGTCCCGGCCTTGGGATTGTCGGCGAGCAGCATATCCAGGTCGTCGTCGGTAAGGCGGACGTTGCGGTTCTCGATGATGGCCCGGGCGGCGTGGTAGCAGTAGCGCAGCCGGTCGTTGGCCAGGACCCGCAGGCCCTTGGTCTTGTACATGTAGGCCACCACCGCGGAACCCGAGAAGGCATCGATAATCGATCCCACATCTTCCGGGGTGTGTTTCCAGATCCAATCGACCAGCTTCTGCTTCGATCCGATGTAATTGGTAATGTATTTCGGCCGCTTGTCCGGCGGCAGCTCCTCGGTGACAAGCTCCCCGGCCCGGGCTTCGAGGTCCTCGAAGTCCAGGTCCAGAGCAGCGTCGGTTTCCAGCAGGAACGCCAGCCGGTCACGGTCGGTGGCAAACAGATCCATTCGATTCTCCGGTCATGTCGCGACAATTTTTCAGCCCTCCACCCGTAAACCGGATGTAAGGAGAGCCCTGTCGCTGGATACCTACCGGAGGCTGGCCAAAAGTGTCGGGAGGTCTGTCAGAAGGTTTTGCCTGAAGAGATTCGTTCGAGGATAGTTCGAGCGCACGCTTCTGGGGAAAGATACTCTTCAGTCTCTGTCACAGGTCCGCGCATGCCGCGGTATGGCGAGAGGGTGGCCTGATGGTAGGCCAGGAAATCTTCGGGCAGGGTCCTGATATCGTTTTCCACCAGGCGGTTGACGATCCACTCGGCTTCCTCGCGGGCCTCGGTGTTCCCGGGCAGGAACTCGATCACGAGATCCAGGCCAGGGCCCGGACCCTGGACCCAGACGCCGACGGGCTCGTAGCGGGGCTCCCGGATGCGGTTGCGCAGGGCGTACTCGACCATGTAGCGCAGCTTCATTCCCATTCCTCCGCGATCCTCACGTGCTCGGCCAGGAGATCCGCGTCGATCCACTCGAACCGGTCCCGGTTCTCCGACTTGTACCGCCGCCAACTTCTCCAGTCTGAAGCCAGGTCCGGCTCCTGGTCGGGGAACACGAGCTCCACATGGAAACGCCGGCCCCGGTCGTCCGTGAGGTCGATGAGATAGGTGTCCTCCTTGGACCAGCGGACAACCTTGACGGTGTGTGCGTGCTGGAAGCCTTCGTCGTAGCCGACCGCCTTGAAGAGGAGCCAGAAGTCCACCCGCTTGAGCTCGCCCCGGGCGTCGAAGTGCGGTGCCACACGAGTCACCTTATAGCTGTCGACGAGACCCATGCGGACCGGCTCCCGGCCGGACTCGAGCAGCGTCATCCACGAGCCGCCCTCGTTGAACGGCTCGAAGAGCGCCTGCAGCCTGGCCTTTTCCTTATCGATAAACTCTTTCATGGTCACCTTACCAGGATAATGTCTTCGACCTTTCGGCCATCTGGCAGTTTGGAGATCTTGCGCTTATGGAACACCTCCAGCAGCCGTCGCTTCTCCCGCTCGCTCCCCACGACGATCACGTCGATGTTGTCGAGCAGGGTGACCGAATACTTGAAGATCGTTTCGTTGCTGCTCCGCCTTGCGAACTTCTTCCATTCCGACGGCGTACTCCCGCGATGGTGGGAGACGTAGTCGTCACGCACCCGCCCGAAGGCGTCGTGGTCGTAGCTGATGGCGTCCATGCGCCGCAGGAGCCGCTTCTTGAAATAGAGCCCTGTGTCCCGTGATCCCCCGGCCGTGGGGAGTTTCCGGATGCGGGTAAAAACATAGGTCGCTCCGCCGGTGTCCATGTCCGCCGCCGGAGACATGCCGCCCACCGGGATACCGGCGCGCAGTTTTTCCACGGTGCTTACCATAGCGCCGTTGTTCTCCAGCACAGTTTCGATGAAGGACGGCAGGTCTTCACCGTTGGTGAGCCGGTGATAGAGTCCGTAACCTTTCATCTGTTTTTCCAGGTCTTCGTCCGAGATATCGAAACGGTACTGGTGCCTGTAGCCGGCCTTTTTGCCGGGGGCTTTGAAGGCCAGTTGGTACTCGCCCATGGGGTCGTACCCCGGCATCCGGGTCAGGTCCTTCACGCCGAGCCGCCGCTCCCAGAATCCGCGCATCTCCTGGATGCGCTCATCCTTACCCGCTGCGCGGCGGTCCAGCTCAGCGACCAGCCGTTTGTATTCCGGGTCCCGGTCCACCTTGGTCAGATAGGCCTGTTTGTGGAGATAGAGCAACTCCGCGTCCTGCGGTGTGGCCGCCCCGGCCTTGAGGCCGAGGGATTCCATGTTGTCCAGGGCACGCTCAAGGCTCTTGGCATCGGGACGGTCCGGGAGTATCAGCTCGAACTCGCCCCGCTGGGCATACAGGTTCTTCTCCGACCAGGGGCGGTACACGGCGTGCACTCCGTCGCCGAAGTCGATTTCGTACTGCTTACCACCCTTCATCGTACGTCCACGGAACAGGGCCGAATTGTCCGCTGCTCCATCCACGACAACGAGCTCGCCGTTCCTGAGCTCCCGTTTGGGCTGGAGCACCTTCGTCCGCTGCACGGTGAACGGGACATCCTTCGGCTTCCTCTTGCGGGTGGCGCGCTTTTTCAGGTAGGTCTCGAAACGCTCGTCGATGGAGGTTTTCCCGCTGGCTGCCTGCTGGACCTTTTCGATCCAGGCGATATAGGTCTGCGCCATCTCCCGCACGTCGGGATCGTCCGATCCGCTTAACCGCTTGAGAGCTTTCAGGTGGTCCGCTGCCTTTTTGAGGGTCGCCTGGTTGTACTTGTAGTCCTGGGCGTGGTAGTTGATGGTCTTTATAGCGGCCAGGATATCGTTTGCGAAAATATCATCCGGAAGCTGCTCACCGACCCGCGCCGCCGCCGTGTCTACACCGGCCTTGCGCAGAACCGCGAGCAGTTTTTCCTCCGCCTCGGGACGGACCTTCATCTTCACCACCGTCCGCTTTCGGCCTTTGATGGTTTCCACGAAAATCAACGCGTTCTGGTCCTCGATGTCACCCTCGTCAAAGGGCAGCACCTTGCCTTGCCATCCGAGCGAGCGTATCTCTTCCAGGAGCACTTCTTCGGCCGGCCCCAGTTTTCCCTTTGGCAGGGCCTCCAGAACATCATCGAAACGAAAGTTCTTTTTCCCCAAGACGTCCGCATAGAACGCCTCGAAATCCCGTCGCAGGTTGCGCTTCCGCGCCAGAGCCATATCATAGAAGGCTTTTTTTCGGGCTTCATTGCGGCCGAAACGACCTTCCACATAGGGGCGCAGGATAGCCAGGTAATCCTCGTCGGGGATCTTCTCGACCTCGCGGATGTAGCGCAGGGTCACCGATGGGTCGACCTCTACCTTGCCCGCTTTTACGGCTCGGAAAATGGTGTTGTAGAAGGGTTCCTGCTCGCCGTACCGGGCGTTGGGGTGATAATCGATGGAGAGGCGGTCCTCCCCCAGATGCTTGAAGAGCTGCCCCTTGTCGATGCCGTAGACTTTTTCGTTCTTGGCCCGCAGGAACTGCTTCGCGTGGCCGTCGTGGTTCGAGATCAGCCAGTCGATCACGTGTTCCCGCTGGATCTGCTCGATCTCGAGTGTGGTAAGGTCGGTCGGGTCCACCCCGGCGAAGTCGAGCCGGCTTTTGAGATCAGTCCGCCATTTCTGGATGGAACCCAAGCGTCCGTTCAAGCGGATAGTACGGACCTCGATGGCCTCCGGATCGATGAGCCGTCCGATCTTGTAAGCCGCCTCCTCGCCATAGGAGATGAACTCATCGCCGCCTCGCTCGATCGGCTTGAAAAGCCATCGATCACCGTTTTTGTCGGTCCAGAATTCCTTGGCGTGCGCACCGCCCACCTGCGCTTTGCCCGCGTAAGTGAACTGCTCCTCCTTGCCTTTTTGTTTCCATTCGTTATCGGCCGACGCGAATTCCGCGCCTTTCTTGGAAAAGACGGGTTCCGGAGCCGAGGGAGATTCCGCAGGCGAAGGTTGCTTCACCGGCTTTGGCTTCGCTTTTTTCTTCTTGCCGCCGTGTTTCTCCAGCCACGCCGCGTGCTTCTTCTCGATGCCGGCCTTGGCCGCCTCCAGCTTGCCCGGATCGGTCTCGGTGAAGATGGTGACCAGCTCGTCCTTGTTCGCCCACTGCCAGTGCTTGAGCTTGGTCTCCTTGGCCAGGGTCTTGAGGTCGCCGACCTTCATGGCCGCGACCTGGTCGTGGAAGAGCTTTTTCTTGAGGGCGATCTCCTTGGCGTGGGCTTCCAGTAACTCCTGGGGCAGTCCGGAACCTCCGGCGAGCGCCGATTCCGCTTCCTTGACGGCAGACAGGAAATCGGCGTATCCTGCGGGCGACTCGGGCACGGCCACCTTTGCCGCCGCCTGCTCGAGGGACTCTTTCGCCTTCTTGAGCGCTTCTTTCTTGGCGGCTTCGACCGCTTCCTGTTTGGCTTTCTCGGCCAGTTCCTCGCCGGCGGCCTTCTGCAGTGCCTCGATGAGCTGCTGCTTGTTCTTGAGGGGGCCGATGTGGTGTTTTTTCTTGGCCGCGATAAGCGCCTTGCCCGAGAGATTCGAGTGGTCCACGCCCGGCTCCAGTTCGTCCAGCAGATCGATCACGTCCTGCTTGGTCATGTTAAGGGAGATGCCCTTGGCCTTGGCCATCTCCTTAAGTTCGACCACCGTCAGGTCCTGAAGCCCGTCCGCCGGGACCTTTTTCAATTGCTCCGCCAGTTGCTGGGCTTGTTTCAGCGCCGTCTGTTTTTCAGCCAGGAGCTTGATCAACTCCTCCTTGGTCCGCAGCATGCCGATCTTGTGTTCTTTCAGCTTTGCCTTCAGTGCGGCCCCGGTGAGGTTCGTATGGTCGAACCCCGGCTCGGCCTGGTCCAGCAGCTTGATGAAGTCCGCCTTGGTGCGGGCGATGGAGACGCCGTTCTGCTTGGCCATCGTCTGGAGCTGCTTCACGGTGAGGGTGTTCAGGTCGGCTATCTGGCCGCTCTCGAAGGCTGCCTTGAGCTTGGCGTCTTCCGCGGCTTTCGCCTTTGCCTGCTCTTCGATGGCCTGGGGCGGAAGGATGCACGCCGCGGGTTCGGCCGCCGCCTTAGCCCCCAGCTCTCCGCCGCAAACACCCAAGGGCCAGGCCACAACGCTGGTGCAGCGGCAGTTGGGATGGGCGGGCTGCTGAGGGAAACGACCCGTGTCGAAGACCTTGCCGTCCAGCGGGCCGCAGATCGGGCAGACCCGCTCGTCCTCCATGGTCATCCATTCGAGCTTTTGGACTCCGACCTGCCGGTGGAATTTGATCCGTCCCTGGTTGTGGGCGCGCAGCACCTCGGTCCGGGCGATGACCTCCATGCGGTACTGGGCCTTGCTGAACACCTTGGAGCCGGCATGCCGGAAGGACTCGCGATCTTTTACGACATGTCCGAGATCGCGGACGATGTCCTCGACTCCTTTACCGGTGGCGATACCGCTCATGACGGTGCGCTTGATGCCGTCGACCAGTTCCCGGTGGACGTCGCCGGCCAACACCAGGTTGTAGTTGGTCATGAAGTCGAGAGCGTCAGTGTCGACAATGGTGAACACGCGGGTGGTGAGCTTGTCGATGCCATCCGGACCGAGGTCCCGGTAAAAAGGCATCTGCGCCGCGGCGAACTCCTTGATGCCGCGGTAGATGCCCTGGCGGAAGGACGCCTTCGCCGCCTTTCGGAAAAGCAGCGTCTGGTCCCGGTGAAGCCGGGTCATGGTTTCCCGGATGTCACCTTGCAGTTTCTTAAGGCCTTCGAGAGCAGCCAGCTTGTTGTCGGGGAGTGAGCCGAGACTCTTGTATCGAAGAATGGCGCGGCGAACTTCGCCCTCGGCATCGGCAAGCATGAGAGCCAGTTCGGCGACCATCTGCTCGGTATAGAGATTACGTGCTTGAACAGCCTTGGCTGTAGCGTCACGAATGGCCTCGGCCTGAGTCTGTGATTTGCCGGCCGCCAGCGCTCCTATCATGAGCCGCACTCCCGACAAGCCGCTACCGAGGATGGGTCATCATCCCGACGGGGCGCTATCCTGGTGGATGCCACGCCGGAATCGAAAAATCGGCAAGCCGGGGTGTCAAAAGTGGTCTCGCTCCGTTGAACGCGGCACAGGTTGCTTTCTTCTTCGAAGTGCGAGCAATCGTCGCACACGGCATCCGCATGCACCGCTCGGGCGAAAGGTCCTCCCCAGGATGCCTCGGATTTCCCCCCTGGTGTGTTCTTGGCAGGGTCGAGTCCCAGCATCTCCTGGGCGGTCTCCACGCTCATGATGCCGGCCATGACCATGTCCACGATGGGCTTGACTTGCTTTTCGTCGAGCAGGTCCACCGACTTGCCTTCGTTCTCCCGGTTGGCCGCCTCGATGTCGGGGTCGAGGTCCATCTTTAGTTGAAGGCTGGAGCGGCTGATGAGCTTGCGGTCGTACAGCTCGATGAGCAGGCGCTTGAAGTCCACCGCGTCCGAGAGGTCGAGATCGTTGAAAAGAAACTGGAGGGTTTTGTCCTTGTAGCCCTTGAGCTCCAGCCAGTCGTCAAAGACCCAGGCGAGGATGTCGCGGGCGGCCTGCTTGATCTCCCGGATCATCACCAGCATTTTCTGCAGGCTCACCGAGGCGGTGGCGAAGTTCGGCCCGTCACCGGTGACCAGGGAACGCGAGAGCCCCAGGGCGACGACGATGTCCTCTTTCACCTCCTTGACCTTGTCCTCGACGTTGAGGACCTGGCCCTCGGTTCCGTGGGTCTCCACCGTGACGTAGAAGGGCACGACCAGGCCGCTCTTGAGGTCCATCTTGTTGACCATGTCGCGGACCTGCTCGAGCATCTTCTGGTCGGGCATGACCATCTTCTGGCCGAAGGCCCCGCCCACCTTGAGCAGACGGAACGGGGTGGCCCAGCGCTTGGCGATGGCCTGCTCGGCGCGGCGGTAGTCGCGCAGCAGTTCGATGGCTTGAAAGGCGGGAAGCACGAGGGAGTTGCCCCGGGGCGAGAAGGCCGGTGCGTCCCATTTGAGGTGGACCACCTGTTCGACGGGCAGCGGGATGGAT